TGGTTTCGTGCCAAGGTCAGTAAACGTGGATTTACTGACCGATTAGAGTTTCCATTAGGGTGGCAACAACCAACAGTTAAACAGGGCCCTATTAAATGTCATGTGCTTGAAGAAAAAAGCATGTATATAGATGCACAAGGTCGTGTAAGTCCGTGTTGTTGGATTGGATCCACTCAACAAGATTTTGTCAAGGATGATTTAAAAACTGTAAAATTGACTTGGAAAACAGATACACCCAATTTGGTGTGCGCAAGTGCTTGTTCTACAAACAAAAATAAAACGGTGTTCCAGGATCAATGGCAACGAGAGGTTGAGTTGAATGTTTAATTATACGGTGATTGACGAGTATCAATTAGAAATTACTAGTTATTGCAATGCTGCTTGCCCGCAGTGCCCTCGTAACGATCACGGTATTGGTATCAATAAAAGAATGCCGTTGTGTCATCTCGATCGTCATGTTATAGATCAAACCTTTACACCAGAACTATGTAATAGATTACGACAAGTATTTTTCTGTGGTAGCTATGGTGATCCAATTATGCATCCAGACTTCCTGGACATACTTCGAGACTTTAGATTAAAAAATCCAAAGCTATGGTTATACTTTCATACCAACGGCGGAGTGCATGATCCAGAGTATTGGGCAGAGATTGCACATATAATGGCAGGCTATGGACAAATTGATTTTGGCATCGATGGGCTTGAAAACACTTTGCATTTGTATCGAAAAAATGTAAAATACAGCAAGGTTATTGAAAATGCCAAAGCGTTTATTAACGCAGGTGGACGAGCACAGTGGAATTTTATAGTGTTTGGTCATAACGAAGCCGAAGTTGAAAAAGTAAAACAATTGGGCAATGAGCTAGGGTTTTTTAATGTATTAATTAGAAAAACTGGAAGATTTTTAAATCATAGGACGTTAGAAGAAATACCGCTGTGGCCGGTTAACAACGGATTTGCAATTGAGCCCCCAACAAATCCAGAATATCGCAATCAAAGTATTATGTTTTTGCCCGACTTAAAAAAACAGTATGGCAATATTAAAGAATACTTTAATACTACAAAGATCAACTGTGATGCACTGTTAGGAAAAAAGGTAGTTGTTACAGCCGAAGGATTGGTGTTGCCTTGTAATTTTTTTACACATAATTTGTACGATCGAAGATTCTATGAAGAAGGTGTATTACCAGAATCCAACGAGCTTAGTAAAGTTGACGGAAAAAATCAAGTCAGAACATTTTTAGAATCGTATAATTTAGATAGTTTTAATATTAACCTACACAGTCTTGAAGAAATATTTAACAACCCTATGTGGGGAGATTTAGTTGAAAGTTGGAATAAAACATTGGATAACGGACGCTTGTTTGAGTGTTCGATGACTTGTGGATCAAAATTCACCAAGGTCTGGGATCAAGGAGGAAATAAAAAAATTATGAAATATATGATTACTGGCGGCAACCGCGGGCTAGGTGCAAAATTTGTTGATCACTTTAACGGAGATAGTTATAGTCGTAGCAATGGTTACGACATTACTAAAGATATAGATAAACTTGCTATAAAAAGTTTAGACTATGATGTGTTTATAAACAATGCTTTTGATGGGCCATTTCAAGAAGAGTGGGCCAATTTTGGACAGGTTAAGTTGTTATTTGCTGTGGCCGAACTGTGGTCCAAAGAAAACAAAACAGGATATATTATTAATATTGGCAGTTCAGGAAGTGAAAATACAGTTGCTCCTATTCCTAGCTTTGAAACTTATCGCGTTAGTAAAACAGCATTAAAAGAACATAGTCGTCAATGGACTCGAGCATTCAAAGAAAATCGAGTGCTATTTAAAACCAGTTTGTTAACTCTGGATCGTATAGATACAGAATTGTCTCGTAGTCGTGCAAGCTGGACTGGAAACGGACTTAACACAGCAGATATCTGTTCCTACATTGAGCTAATTACTAACACTCAATCAAATACATGCATTGAAGAAATTGTATCGTGGGTGAATTTTGAACATAACTAATAGTCCATGGTATGGTTGTACGAAAACACTCAAATTCAAGAACTACCCGAAGATTGTGTCGGATTTGTTTATTTGATCACAAATAACATTTCTGGCAGAAAGTATATTGGAAAAAAATTAGCAAAATTTAGTAAAACCTCGTACAAAGTAGTAAAATTAAAGAACGGCAACAAAAAACGCAAGAAAATTAGAAGTAAAATAGATTCAGACTGGCAGCTATACTATGGCAGCAACGATCAACTCAACCAAGACATTGCAGAGCTAGGCTCAGACAACTTCACAAGAGAAATATTATTTTATTGCAACTCAAAGGCCGCTTGTAGTTACATAGAAGCCAGAGAACAATTTAATCATAGAGTATTAGAATCAGACGACTACTACAACGGGCAGATAGTTTGCCGCATACACGGTAGTCACATAAAAAACAAAATTTAGATAGGCAGCTTTACTGACTATGTGGTAGGTGACATGGCCTACCCCCATCGAGGAACGGTGAGATACCCGGTCTAGAACTTTGGGCGTCAAAGGCAATTGCTAACTTAAGGCAACAAATGATTAGGGCTCCGTGAAAAAGATACGACCCTTGCTTATAGGACTTGGATTTATTATTGGGTCACTAGGGTTCCGTTGATATGTGAAGCTAGAGTAAGGGGTACCGGTCAACCGCCTCTGTGTAGAAATACAATCTCTTTATAATAAATGACTATGCTACTCGGATAATGTAGAAGGTCAGTTCACCGTGCATACGGTGAATTGTGACCAATTAATCTGGATAATGCAAGTAAAAACAATCATGTGTGAGCTTTAGCGAAACACATAGATTAGCGTAGCTAATCTTTTAGTGACACTCAGAATGTATCGGGCCAATCACGAAACAAGGCATGTTGTATGTCTCCACTAACAAACTGATTGAATGATTTATGCTTTACTTCAAGTTCGCCTTCAAGTGGAGCAACACGTCGAAATGCACTGTCCATTTGACCCATGTCCTTAAACTCCATGAGTATCATCCATTCGGGCATGTCAGCGATGCTACGGAAACCCATCTTACATCTAGTGATTCTGTATGATTCCATTTTACCTTCGGCAATCAAATGATCAAAGAAACTTTTCATTCCGTTGACCCAATCAATGTCACTGATGTCGCCTTCTTTGTTGGCCCAAATTGTGTAGAGGTCCATGTTTGTCCTTAAATAGTTATATGGGTATATTTAAATGAAAATACAGTTCAATCATAATTTTGGCCACCAGGAGCAGGGCGAGTGCTTTCACTTTGGATGTGAGTTAGTCAATGTAGCTGACACAGAATTTGACGCCGCTTTAGATTTTGGATTCTTGCTCACAGTCAAGCAAGGACAAATGCGTTGGTATCAGAGTCGCAGTACCCGAGTGAGGACTGCTGATACTGACTACAAGTTGTTAGACACTGCAAAGTTAATTGCAGATCCAACACCCAGTCAGTTAGTAGAAATGGATCATATCTACACTGCATATTGTTACTATAAAAAGTTTAAGAAATATTTTGAAGTTGGTTATCGTCTTAACCAAGATCGAATCATGGCCTATTATCAGAATGATGCCTGGGTAGCTTGGGCCAAACTTAGGCATTACACACCCAAGGCCATTGAAACTTGTTTGTTTGTTTGGGATTACAGTCGACCAGCTACCAAGTTGGGCAACACTAGCTTACAGCACGAGATTGCGTGGGCCAAACAAGAGGGCTATGAATTTGTTTATCTAGGCCCAGGGTATGAACGCAGTAGTCTTTACAAAGCAAACATCACCGGATTTGAATGGTGGGACGGAGCAGAGTGGAACACTGATGTAGATCAATATCGTTGGTTATGCCAACGAGACAGCAAACTTAAATCTGTCTCGGATCTTTACGATGTGTAAACAAAGCTGTTAGATATTCTTCTGGCCAGGTATCATAAAAGCCTTTCTTGGCAACAAGTTGGGCTTTTTCATTTAGATCACTTAGACTTTGCACCAGGGCCAAGGCATAGGTACCTTGATTCATAGACACACCATTGACAATTTCAGGATCGCCTGGATGATCCTCTAAAGCCAACAAGTTGTTATCCAATAAGTGTACAATGTTTGCAGCCTTGAGACTTTCGCTAAAATGCCGGTATTCCCAATATGCAGGATCGTAAGCAAAGATAACAACACTTTTGTTTAATCCAGTTTTAGAAATTTCCAGCAAGTCTACATAAGGATCTGTGCCTAATCTAACTTCGAAGTCCTTATCCAGTCTGGCTTTTCTAGCGTAAGGACACGGTGCCCAGTTGCCCAGTGCAGGATGAGGAACTTCTACAAAGTCCACTATCCACTGCTCTATTGCTTGTTTTACAGTTGTTAAGTCTAGCATTAGAAGAAAGGCAATCCAGATTTTTTGGTGGTCTCAAGATTTTCTTTTACGATGTCGTCAATAATGCCGCGTTCAGATCGACTCATTTGCATGGCTTCATCGTATGTTACCCCGCCTCGCATGTACCAACACAATTTTAAAACATCAAGCCGAATGTTGCGTGTTTCTTTCTCCATGGCTTCGACCATAAGGCCAATGCCTTCGGAGTCTAGGACTAGGAGGCGGTTTCGAAAAAATTTGACATGTCAAGAGTAAACTCTTGTTTATACTCATGCGAGCATTCAGGGCAGGCAAGTTGTAGTGGAGGAATATCTGTTTGTGTTCTTAGTTCAATTACCTTGTCGCGAACTGTTTCAAATACACTTTTAGGTGCATTGACCAAAAACTCTTCAATTTGCTTGCCGTCGGTTACCATAGCATCTGAAGTTTTAACTGCGGCAACCGAAGCACTGATACTGCGAATAGTCAAGTTGGTAATTCGTCTAAATGCATCACCTAGCTGTTTCATTTTTTCTTCTTCGCCGGTGTCGCTGTTGTTGACAATTTGTATAATTTTTGAATCTTCGTACTGTACACGGCTGATATCGTTGATTTGACGATAAGTTAGTGGAGTAAAGAACATGGTTAAATCACCAATTGATAACGGTTTATCGTAGTCGGGCATTTTTATGTTGTCTAACACTGTACGCAAATCAACAGTGACTTGATGAGTGTGGCCACAACTAGGACAAGTAGACGAAATTTCCATTTCGTGTCCGTAACTGGCTAGTCGAATAGCACACAACAATGCACTAAGATCCACGGCTGTTACTGCCCACGGGTCTGCAATAGCTGGCACACAACTGCCAATAACTCCAGCGGTACTTGCACCGTTAAACAAGGCGTCTGGCGTTCGATTGGTAATTTCGTCCACGGCAGTCATAGGAAATATTGGAATTTCACCATTGGGCGGCAGTGCTACAGTGCCTGCAGGATAAAATTTCCCGCCACTGGGCAACCGCAAATGAATTGCTGGTTGTCTAAAGTATTTGCTCAAAGGATTGGTAGTTTGGGTCATTTTTTCACCATAAGTATTAGTATACTACTTAGCGAGCTAAAAACCCATGGCCAATGAAAATGATGAAATAATTGACGGAATGAGCAAATTGCGAGATTCCTTTCAGGGTATTTCTCGACAAGCCAAAGACGACGCACAAGGCTTAGATGCTTTTTTAAAAGCCACCGGGCAAGGTGCGGCTGCAGTTACCAAAAGTCTAGGAAGTTGGGCCGCTGGTGCCAGCAACGGAAAAACTAGTTTTCAAAGTTTAGAAAATGTAGTTGACATAGCCAGTGGTGCTTTACAAGCCATGGCCAAGACTGTGCCCTATGCAGGACAAGCGGCTGCTGCGGCCATTGAGGCCACAGGTGAAGCAACCAAATTTTTACTCAAGCAGATGGATCAGTCTATCAAGGCCTATAACGATGTAGCCAAAGTGGGTGCCGCCACTGCTGATGGCATCAAAGGAATGCAACGACAATTTATTGCGTCGGGCATGCCATTGACTAGCTTTACTAAAATAGTAGGCCAAAACTCTGTGGCTTTAGCACGTTGGCGTGGCGTCACTGGCGAAGGTGCTGAAGATTTCAGCGACATAGTAGGAAAGTTTACCAAACAAGGCGACGACAGCTTGCGTATGCTGGGTATGAACGCAGAACAAATTGGCGAAACTACTGCAGCCTATTTGTCACAGCAAACACGCCTTGGTGAAGCCCAAGGCAAAACCAATCAGCAACTAGCCGACGGTACCAGAAAGTATGCCATAGAACTAGATCAATTGCAAAAAGTTACAGGCTTGAATCGTAGTGAAATACAAAAACAACAGGACAAAGCCTTGAGTGAAAGTCGATTCAGAGCCAACATACAAGACATGACTGACAAAGGTCAAGGTGAAACCGCCCAAAGATTCTTGAGATTATCCACAGCCATGGGCGATGGTGAACTAGGAAAAGGCATCAGAGATATACTAGGCGGTGCCAACACCAAGGCCGCCAAGGCCCTGATAGCATCCACCGGCGGTGCTGTTAATGACATTATTGATCGAATGAAAAGCGGTCAAATTGATGAAAAACAAGCACAGGTTGAACTGCAAGCAGCTGTTAGAAAAAACATGGACGGTCAACGACAGTATGCTAAAACAGCAGACAAAAATTCTAGTCCGTTTGCCGATCAAGCCGAACTGTCTGATTTTGCCAACCGAGATCTAACCAAGGCCTGGGACAAGGCCAAAACAGCCACAGCAGCTCAAATAGACGGCCAAGACCAATTGACCAAAGACACCGTCAAAGCACAAAAAAATATTGAACGTATGAACATAGAAATCCAAGAACTAGGATTTAAGTTTATGGATAAAGCGGCCCCAGCTGTAAAAACTGTGGCCAAATCCATGGCCGACATGTTCAAGTGGGTCAATAAACAACTAGGTAAAAAAGACGACGAGCGTGTTGATCGTGCGTTGATGGAATCAGGGTCAACCGGTACCGGCATGGACATGGGTGGCGGCGAAATCATGGCCGCTCAAGCCGGTGGTAGTGATGACCAGAAAAAAACACTAGCAGATAAAATTATACAAGCCGAGTCAGGCGGAAAAAACATAGCCAATCAAAGCGGTGAAGGCGGCAAAGCCACAAGTTCGGCATTTGGGCTGGCACAGTTTACCAAAGGTACTTTTGAAGGGCTGGCTGGAAAAGCTGGCAAAGAAAATCCTCTGTACGGTAAAACTTGGGACGATTATAAATCAGATACCGGTGTACAAAAAGAAGCACTAAATCAGTTAATGGATACTAATCGCCAGTATCTGGAAAAACAAAAGGTAAGCACGTCGGATGCAGCCATTTATCTAGCACACTTCTTGGGCCCTAACGGTGCTGTAAAAGTTCTAAGCCAACCAGACTCAGCACCACTAGCTAGCGTAATAAGCCCATCGCAAATGGAAGCAAACCCCATGCTACAAAAAATGTCTACAGTAGCAGATATTAAAGAATGGGCAGACAAAAAAATGGGTGGAGGCGGATATGCCAGTGCAGCCGCCGGTGCTATCCTAAGTGGCCCAATGGGCGGATATCAACCAAACTCATCCATGGAAGGCATTGACGTTAAACCGTTGACACCGGAAAATTTAAGCAATGCAATGTCTGGCCAAGGTGGTCTTGACACTGAGCTGTACGGTCTACAACTGACACAGCTTGACGCAATGATATCTACTGCTCGTGAGCAGTTATCCTACAAAGAAAAATTATTAAACTATCGGACTTGATAAATGGCAACTGACAACGAACTACAACAACAAATGGACGAATTGCGTCAAGCTGTACAAGGGCTTGCCTCGGCTAGTCAAGACGCTGAAAAAGGTCTAGAGGCCTTTGGCAAAGCCACATGGAAAGGCGTCAAGAGTATTGGCCCGGGTCTTGGCAGTCTGGCCAAGACTGTTGGCGAAGGTGATACCAGCTTCAAGTCCATGAACAAAGTTGTGGACATTGCAGCCAATGCACTGGGTGGCATGGCCAAAGCCATACCATTTGCTGGTGATGCACTGTCGGCTACACTCAAAGCAACTGCTGAAGCAGCCAAGTTCTTGCTGGATCAAATGGATCAAGCAACCAAGTCATTTAACAGCATGGCTGAAGTGGGTGCATTGGGTGCCGATGGCATGCAAGGTGTGTTGGATCAGTCCAACGCAACAGGATTAGCATTAACATCGTGGACCAAGCTGGTGCAAACCAATTCAGTAGCCCTGGCCAGAATGTCAGGCATTGCCGGCGATGGGGCCAAGGTGTTTTCTGAAGCAGTTGGCAAACTGACACAAGGCAACGACGACAGTTTGCGTATGCTGGGTATGAATGCTGACCAAATTGGCGAAACAGTTGGAGCTTTTGCTAGCCAACAAACAAGACTAGGTCGCAGCCAAAGCATGACAGCAGATCAATTGGCACTAGGTGCCAAAGAATATGCCATGGAACTGGATCAACTGCAAAAAGTCACAGGCATGAGCCGAGACGCTATACAAAAACAACAAGATTCTGCCTTGAGTGAAAGCCGCTTCCGTGCCAATTACGAAGATTTAATGTCACAAGGCAAAGTAAAAGAAGCCAAAGCATTAATGGCTTTACAGACCAGCATGAGCAGCTACAGCAAAGAGCTAGGCCAAGGCACAAGAGATTTGGTATCAGGAGCAGCCAACACCGAAGCAGCCAAGCAATTGATGAATCAAACCAATGGTGCCGCACAAGACATCATTGCCCGTGTTAAGTCTGGAGATATTGATCAAGATCAAGCCGAGCGAGAATTACAAGCAGCCATACGCAACAACAAAGAAACCATGATCCAGCATGCCAAGGTCATGGATGGCAACAGCGAAGCCTATGGGAACGTTGCTGGATCGTTGGACTTTGCCAACAGAGACCTAGAAAAAAGTGCAGAAAAAGCCAAAACCACTAGAGAAGCACAACTATCTGCACAGGACAAATTAACCAAAGACACCATTGAAGCACAAAAACAAATTGAACGTATGGGCATGGAAGTTCAAAAAATGACTATCAAAGCCTTGCCATATGCAGCCGCAGCAGTAGAAAAAGTAAGTGGTGCGTTAGCAGGTCTTACCAAATTTATCAACGCAATGATTGGTGGCGAGGATACAGGTGCTGCCGCGGTTGAGCCGGGCTCAACCGGTACTGGTATGGACATGGGTGGTTCAGAAATTATGGCCGCAGCAGGAACCACAGCCAGCCAAAAAGATCTAGCCAAAATGGGCCTCAAGATCAAAGAAGGCGATGTACAAGCATCTGGTGCACAGATCAGCACACAGCTGATAGAAATGGCCAAAAAAGTACAGGCCACAGTGCCAGGCTTTGCCTACTTTAGTGGATTCAACGACAAGTTCCATCAAGAAAAATCGCCCAGTAGCAGTCACACAACTGGCCGTGCCATGGACTTTGCCTTAGCGTCACCACCTAGTCCAGAAGAAGGTGAAAAAATTGTGGGCATGCTTAAAAACATGGGTGCAAGTCTGGCCATTGATGAATATAACAATCCCAGTAGCAAAGCCACAGCCGGACACATACATGCTCAAGTTTCTGCCGCTTCCGGTGCAGTGTTAAGCGGTCCTAGTGGTGGATACTCACCAGGCCTTACCATGCACGGTACAGAAGCGATTGTGCCACTTGACACACCCGAAAGTTCTGCTATGAATTTGGGCGGAGGCAACACTGAAATGATGACCATGCAGTTGGCCAAACTAGAAGAACTGGCATCAATTTTCAAAAGTCAACTGTCAGTGGATCAGAAATTATTACAGTACTCTAGCTAGACTGCGGTAAATATAGCACTACTAAGGAATTAGATAATGGCTATAGACAGCGGCCGCAACGGGCGTAATGGGGGTTGGAGAAAGTACTTTAAGGTTGCCAACACCGGCGGACAACTGAGTCCTATTTCGGGACAAAACCAATTTGGACTACCCAACTATCCACGCCAAACTGGTGCAGGGTCTGAAAACGGCGGTACAGGCAATGACTTTGCTTTCCGTAACTATGCCAGCAGATTGCCTGAAGTTTATTCTGGACATCCCAATCGTATTGAACGTTATAATCAATACGAAAACATGGACTGCGATTCAGAAGTAAATGCCTGTTTAGACATCATTGCTGAGTTCTCAACTCAGATGAATAACGAAAACGAAACACCGTTTGAAATTAATTTTACAGACAAGCCCACGGACCACGAAGTAGAAATTATTAAAAAGCAACTACAGCAGTGGACCAAAATGAACAAGTTGGATCAGCGTATATTCAAGCTGTTCCGCAACACCATCAAGTACGGTGATCAGGTATTTGTGCGTGATCCAGAAACATTTGAAATGATGTGGGTAGACATGGTCAAAGTTGCCCGTGTTATTGTGAACGAAAGTGAAGGCAAGCGTCCTGAGCAGTATATCATCCGCGATATCAACCCCAACTTCCAAAACATGAGTGTGGCACAAAAGACCACAAGTGATTACTATGTGAGTCGTGCCACAGGATCTGCAGGACAAAACAACTATTCTGCACCCAATGGCGGTGGTGGCGGTGGAGCAGGTGGCGGTAGTGGACAGAGCCGTTTCACACAGGCCATGAACGAAACTTGCATTGATAGTCGTCACGTGGTACACATTAGCCTAAACGAAGGCCTTGACTTTTTCTGGCCATTTGGACAAAGTATCCTAGAAAACATTTTCAAAGTCTACAAACAAAAAGAACTGCTGGAAGATTCAGTACTGATTTACCGTGTTCAACGTGCTCCAGAGCGTCGTGTGTTTAAGATTGACGTGGGCGACATGCCAAGCCATATGGCCATGCAGTTTGTTGAACGTGTCAAAAACGAAATGCATCAGCGTCGTATTCCTACTACCACAGGTGGTGGTGCCAACATGATGGATGCCAGCTATAATCCGCTCAGTATCAACGAAGATTTCTTCTTTCCGTTCAACGGTGCTAGTGGCCGCGGTAGTAGTGTAGACACCCTGCAAGGCGGACAAAATCTAGGCGAAATTGACGATTTAAAGTACTTTAACAACAAAATGGCACGTGGTTTGCGTGTGCCGAGTAGTTACTTGCCCACCGGTCCAGACGACTCAAATCTGGCCATGAATGACGGTCGTGTGGGCACAGCACTCATACAAGAATACCGTTTTAACCAATACTGTATGCGTTTACAACGCTTGGTCATGCAGAAATTAGACGATGAATTCAAGATGTTCTTGCGTTGGAGAGGCTTTAATATTGATTCTGGCCTGTTTAATGTTACATTATGCGAGCCACAAAACTTTGCCAGCTACCGTCAAAGTGAGTTGGACACCACACGTATCAGTGCATTTACACAGCTAGAACCATTGCCTTACATGAGTAAACGCTTTATGATGAAGCGTTATTTAGGCCTTAGCGAAGAAGAAATTGTTGAAAACGAAGCCATGTGGATGGAAGAACGTGACGAGCCAGATCTTGAAACTACTCAAGGTCAAGACCTGCGATCAATCGGTATTACACCTGCAGGTATGGAACAAGACATTGCCACTGGTGAAGAGCTAGCTGGTGCTGAGGGCGGTGCTGAAGCAGGTGCTCCACAAGCTGGCGGAACACCTCCAGCAGCTGGTCAAAGTCCTGGTGCAGGTGCCGCAGGCGGCGGTGCTCCTCCGATACCTACAATATAAATACAGCATGATCCTAAACGAACTATACAATCGTAGCCCTGAAGCGTATCAGGATGTAAGTCAAGACAACAGTCAACCGCAATTGGGTGACCTGCGTAAGACTCGTCTTACTCTACGGCAACTTAGTAAATTACGTCAAATGAATGATGTGCGTAATTTTGAATACAAAGAAAAACTCAAAAAGGTGCGGCAACAATATGCACCTCCTCCTGCCGCTCCGGCAATGTAGTAAAACTGTAATAAAAACAGTCAAAAACTACCACTTTTAAACCTTAAAAGTACCTATATTTTGTAATATATGTAAATATATCTACGAGCCATTCTTTAAGGAGAAAATATGACATCGAAATTTGAACAATTGATCGAATACGTGATCAATGATGAAGAGGCGAAAGCCAAAGAACTTTTCCACGATATCGTGGTAGAAAAGTCCCGTGAAATCTACGAAAACCTCATGAACGAGGAAGAAGCTGAAGAAGAGTTGGACGAAGCTGAAGAATTGGACGAAGAGTCTGATGCAGAACGCGACGACCATGCTGAAAAAGCAGGCAAAAAAGTTGCCAAAGACATCGAGTACGATGAAATGCACGAAGACTTTGGTGGTGACGCTAGCGACGAGTTGATTGACGACGTTGAAGCTGAAGAACAAGGCATGCAAGAAGAAGAAGAGTCAGATGTTGAATTTGACGATGCAGCCGAAGAAGACGGCGAAGATCTCACACACGACATGGAAAAAGACCATGACGAAGGCAACATCGAAGATCGCGTGGTTGACTTAGAAGACAAGTTAGACGAACTCATGGCTGAATTTGAGTCATTGATGGGCGGTGATGAAGGTGGTGATAGTGTATCTGATATCGACGGCGGCGACGCACTAGAAATGGACGACACAGACACAGCTGAATTTACTGACGAAGAAATGGGCATGATGGAAGCTGTTAGTTTGTCCAAAGTAACACCTGCAAAAATGGGTGATGACGGTGCCAATACAAAAAGTGTAGTGCCACAGAACTCCGGTGCAAAAGGCATGGCAGCTAGTCCAGTTAAAATGACTGGTGACACAGCTCAAGGCCGTCCTGCTCCAAAAACAGGCGAGTTGATTGGTAAAGTACAAAACAGTGTGGGCGGCAACAAAACAATGTCACCAGCTACCAAGCCAGTAACAGCTCAAGCAAGTGGTGTAAACACAAAAACTCCATTTCCTAAGGCGTAATACAGAGATATGGCTCGATATCTACAAGAACATCTAAGCTTCACTCAAGCAAGAGCACAAGTCCTGCTTGAGGAAGCCGCGGATGGCTCTGGTCAGAAAACCATGAAGTTAAAAGGTATCTGCATCGAGGGTGGCGTTCGTAACGCCAATGAGCGAGTATATCCTGTTAGTGAAATTGCCAATGCAGTAGACACCATTAACGAACAAATTAAAACTGGTCATTCAGTACTGGGCGAAGTTGATCACCCAGATGACTTGAAAATTAATTTGGATCGTGTCAGTCACATGATTGAAAACATGTGGATGGATGGCCCTGCTGGAATGGGCACATTAAAGATACTACCTACACCGATGGGCGAACTGGTCAAAACCATGTTGCAATCTGGTGTTAAATTAGGTGTTAGCAGTCGTGGATCAGGTAATGTAAACGACGCTAATGGACATGTCAGTGACTTTGAAATAGTCACTGTAGATGTGGTCGCTCAACCGAGTGCTCCAAATGCATACCCAACAGCAATTTACGAAGGCTTGTTAAATCATGCCGGCGGACAACGCTTGTTAGAAATGTTCAAAGACCCGGCCAAGAGTGGCAAAGCACAGAGCTATGTAAAAAGTGAACTCGTTCGCTTTATACGTGGGCTCAAAATCTAGGAGAAATCAGCATGCAGAATGCTATTAAACCGTTACTAGATAGCGAATTGTTAAGTGAAGAAGCTCAGCAAGAAATTACTGAGGCTTGGGAATCCAAGTTAAACGAAGCCAAAGAACAAGCTCGTGCAGAACTCCGCGAAGAGTTTGCACAACGCTATGAGCATGATAAGACAGTGATGGTGGAAGCCCTGGATCGTATGGTAACAGAAGGTCTACAAGCAGAACTACAACAAGTAGCAGCCGAAAAGCAAGCACTTGCTGAAGATCGCGTTAAGTTTCAAGGCAAGATGAAAGAGTCAGCCACAAAGTTCAACAACTTTATGGTTACTAAACTTGCTGAAGAAATTGGCGAACTGCGTAAAGACCGCAAGATGCATACAGAAGGTGTTCAGAAATTAGAATCCTTTGTAGTACATGCACTTGCACGTGAGATTCAAGAATTTGCACAAGACAAACAGGACGTTGTTGAAACTAAAGTTCGTTTGGTGCGTGAAGCTCGCAAACAGTTAGAAACATTGAAAGGCAAATTTGTTGCTGAATCTGCCAAGAAAATGTCTAACGCTGTTAGCACACACCTCAAGGCTGAACTCAGTCAGTTACAAGAAGACATCAAAGTTGCTCGTGAGAACAATTTTGGACGTCGTATTTTTGAAGCGTATGCAAGTGAATTTGGTGCAACTCATTTAAATGAGAAGCAAGAAGTTCGTAAACTGCATGACACAATCGCTGCCAAAGATGCTAAACTGTCAGAGGCCATCAAGTTCGCCCAGAAAGCAAAAGTTTTGGTCGAATCAAAAGAACGCGAAATGCGTATCCTTAAAGAATCTAATCAGCGTGAAGCTGCATTAGAGGAATTGCTTGCTCCTTTGAACAAGGAAAAAGCAGAAGTGATGCGTAATTTGCTTGAAAGCGTACAGACAACTCGTTTGTCCAATGCTTTTGAAAAGTATCTACCAGCAGTTTTAGAAGATCGTTCAGTAAAAGCTCCTAAAGTAATTACAGAATCATTATCCGAAGCCACTGGCGATAAATCTGCCCGCAGTCCAGATGCAGATCAAGTTGAATCTCAATCCAACGTGATCGATCTAAAGCGTTTGGCAGGGCTGTAATCCAAGACATAATATAAGGAGACTTAAATGTCACAAGAATTATTAGAAGGTCGTTGGGACGAAACTAAAGACGCACTCTTGGAGGGTTTATCTGGCTCCAAGCGTACATCAATGAGTGTAATCCTTGAAAACACAAAAAAATACTTGCGTGAAAATGCAAGTGCAGGTTCTACAGTTTCTGGTAACATCGCTACATTAAACCGTGTGATTCTGCCAGTTATTCGACGTGTTATGCCAACCGTTATTGCTAACGAATTGGTAGGCGTACAGCCAATGACAGGTCCAGTAGGCCAAATCCACACATTGCGTGTTCGTTATGCACAGTCATTGACTGATGCCTCAAGTGCTGCTACTAGCGTTACTGCTGGCCAAGAAGCTTTGAGTCCATTCACAATTGCTACTGCATATTCCACAGTACCACAAGCTGCTACAACAGCTAATCAGTACACTGGTAACAACACAGCAATCATGGAAGGTACAGGCGGTAAGCAAATTTCTGTACAGATCTTGAAACAAGCTGTTGAAGCAAAGACACGTAAGTTACAAGCTCGTTGGACATTTGAATCCGCACAAGATGCACAAGCTATGCACGGTATTGATGTAGAAGCTGAAATCATGGCTGCTCTCGCA